CATTAAATACATTTCAAAATAATTTAGCTAAAGAATGGAGATCAATACCTAATACTGATGAAGTATCGGAATCATCAGAGTCTGGGCAAAAGACAGGGATAGGATCTGATGATTTTAGAAAACAATTAGATGCTATTCAAGAGCAAGTAGAACAAGATGATATTACTTCATTACAAGGAAAATATAAAATATTAGCGATTATAAGAGATGCAGAAACAGGATTAAGATAAAGAGGATAACCTTTTAGGCCCTCTGCAAAGAAGGAAAGGACACCCTTATTAACTAGGCCCTTTCGAAAACACCAAGAACGGATAACCTTATAGGCCCGTGGAGGTAAGTATTATGGTAGTAAAACAAGACAAGGTAACTAGTGAAGATAGTGTATATAAGCGTAAACATGAAGGTGCCGATCTTACTTTAGAAGAGATTGATAACATTGGAAAGGATACGCAAGAAGTTGATGAGCCCTCAGATAATGTGGATACTTCATTTATTTCTAACAAACAAAAAGCTGATAATGAACCAAATGCTAAAGAGTTACAAGAGCGTTATGATCATCTTAGGTCTTTCAATGATAGAAAGATTGGTGAGTTAACTTCAGAAGTAAACTCTTTAAGAAAGCAATTAGTAGATGGTGGTACGAAAGAAGTAGTAAGGTTTCCAGCTACAGAAGCTGAACTTCAAGCTATGGCAAAACAATATCCTGATATGGTTAGGGTTTTTGAAACTATAGCAATGAAAAAAGGTGGAATGACTCAAAAAGATAGAGATGATTTCGAAACCTTAAAGAAACGTACTAAGAAGTTGGATAGAAAAGAAGCTGAATTAAATATTAAGACAGCCCATAATGATTTTGATAAATTAACTAAAGACCAAGAGTTTCTGGCTTGGTTAGATACTCAATCAGAATATTTACAGGATACCCTGTATGATAATCCAACATTCGAACCAACTAGAGTTATTAGTACTATTGATCTTTATAAGTTACAGAAGGGTTTAACTACTGTAAAGAAAGAAGATAGACAAAACTTTCCACAAGGAGATGATGGAGCTACATTTATCAAGACTAATGAAGGTCCAGTTGTTCAAGAAGAAATTCAAGATTCAAGTGGAAAGAAGGTTTGGCGAACTTCCGAAATCAAGAAGCTAGGTCGCCGTGAGTATGAAAAGTACCATGAAGAGATTGACCAAGCTAGGCGAGAAGGGAGACTTTTAAAAGACACTAGATAATAAGGAGAAAATCAAATGGCTTTTCCAAGAGCAGCGGGTTATACGAATTTACCTCAAGGTAATTTCACCCCTGAAATTTTTAGTCAGAAGGTTCTTATGAAATTCCGTAGAGTGTCTGTAGTTGAAGATATTACAAATACAGATTACTCAGGCGAGATTGAGGCTTTTGGCGACAAAGTAAATATTATTAACGAGCCAGACATCACAGTTCGCACGTATGCTCGCGGTGCAACCCTCCAGATCGAAGACCTAGAGGATGACGAGACAGAGCTAACTGTTGATCAAGGTAGCTACTTTGCGTTTAAGGTAGACGACATTGAAGAGCGTCAGAGTCATGTTAACTGGGAATCCCTAGCTACTGGCCGTGGTGCTTTCAAGCTTAAGGATAGTTTTGATAGTAATATCTTAACAGCTATTCAAGCTGGTGTTCAGTCTGCTAATGTATACGGCTCCAATGCTTCCCCAACTGATACTGGCTTTGGTGCTGGTGAAGTTGATCCAGCGAATGTTATCGCTCGTCTAGCTCGTTTACTAGATGATGCAGATGTTCCTGAGGACAGTCGTTGGGTTGTTGCTCCCCCAATCTTTTGGGAGGAGTTAGCACAAACTGGTTCAAAGTTTATGGAAGTCCAAGTAACTGGTGATTCGAACTCACCAATGCGTGACTCCTTAAATAATGGTCGAGTTAATGATCGCCTCATTCATGGTTTTAGGGCTTATAAGTCCAATAACGTTCCTACCCCTTCGGGTTCTAACGCTACACAGCACGTTCTAGCTGGCCATATGAGTTCTACTGCAACTGCAAATAACATTGCTAAGACTGAGATGATTCGTTCTCAGACTAGCTTTGCTGACATCCTTCGTGGTCTTCACGTCTTTGGTCGTAAAGTCTTACGTGCTGATGGTATTGCAGATGCGTTCATTAAAATTGACTAATAACCAATAAGGAGATAAATAAATGGCTACTTATGATTTACCACCTGGAAATGCTGCATCTCATCCCTCATATCCTTCTCGTACAGTATATGTAGTTGAGAACTTAGTTGATCTAGCACTAGTTAATAGTGATGCTGGTACTGCTGCTGCAGATGTATTACAGATGCTTGACATTCCAGCAGAGACAATTGTTCTCAATGCTGGTATGGAAAACGTTGCTGCAATTACTGGTGCTTCATGCCCAACATTTGATCTTCAAACTGGAGCTACTGCTAACAAGTGGGTTAATGCTTCTACGAAGACCACTACTGGCTATCACACTGGCGTTCTTGACCTTGAAGGAATGAAGACAGGTTTCTACTCTGCAACAGATACCATTGATATTCTTGTCAATACTGGTACTACTACTGTAGGTAAGATTCGTGTATTCGCAGTTTTGCTTGATGTCTCTGGTCATCGTGAAACCTCTTCGGCTTTACAAAGTCAGTACGACACAGCAGTATAATTTAATATAGTGTGGGTCTTAATTGACCCACACTTTCCCTCGCCCATAAATAATTAAATTATTAAATACAGGGTAAAAAGGAGATAAACTATGGCTTCCCCTACTACAAGATTAGATCAAAGATATGTTCTATCACCACGTTTAGAGACAGTTGATAGTGATGGTACTGATGCTTATGATTTTGGACAGAATAGTAACGTAGTAAATTTTGGTGCTGGTAACTGGCGTATCGGTGATACAGCCGTTGGTGCTACTGCTGCAGAGCTAAATGTCCTAGATAAGAGTGCTTCTGGTCTAGCTGTCCAACGTGTTTCTTATCATGTTATAGCAGTTTTGGATACTACTGAAACTACAACTGTAACTCTTCCTGCTGGCGCTATTGTCTTAGATGTTATCTTAAACATCACAGACGCTTCAGGACAAAGTGAAACGATTAATGTTGGTACTGCTGGTACTTCGAACGATCCTAATGGATTCTTCGCTGCTGTGCCTACCAATGCTACGATTATCTTGAGTGCTAGAGACGCTGTTACTAAAACAACTGGTTCTAATGAGACTTACATCTCAGCAGTTTATGGTGGTGCTCTCATGTATCCTGGCGTTATTAATACAGTCGGTACTGATGTTAATACTGATACAGGTTCTCACAGTTCCAGACCTTGGTACGTTGCAACCGCTGATCCAGTTACTTATACTCTGAGCGGTACAGTAACTTCGTTTGTTGCTTCCATCACAGTAATTTATCTTGACGTGAGCAGCTAATATTACTAACAAAGAACAGTTAGGTAAGGACATAAGAAGGTTCTTATCTGACTGGTCTTTCATAGTAGAGTTAGATAATTTAGATAGAAGCGATTTAGATTACCGTAGATTTCTTCATGGTCTCTCACACTTAGTTATAGAGGTTGGTAAACTAACTGAAGTAACTCATATTATAGATCATGCAGGATTAAAGAATAAATTTGATGGTAATTATAATTTTGATAAAGATATTATCAACCATAGCTTAGGAAAATTGCTTGCAGCAGTAATGATTTGTACTAAGTACTCACCAGTTGGAGAGGACGATATGAATGATATGGTGCATAGCGCAATAATATATTTAGAGGAGAATGGTTAAGATGGCTGGTTCAACGATCCTATATGACAATCAAGCAATTACTGCAGCATTAGTATCTGATACTTCAGTAGATAGTGTTGAAATTGATGCTGATACATCAGAAGTAATTATTCACTCTAACTTTGATTATGGCTCTTCAGGTACAGATTTCGAAGCAGAGGTTTCAACTTCTCTTGATGGTGGAACAACTTGGGTAGAAGTTTATGTACATGCTGGTACTACTTCTGATGAACGTAAAGTTGTTGTTCTTAAAAGCGCAGCAGTAGCTGCCTATGACGGTACTACTGCAGTGGCTGATGATGCCCTCAAGGATGGTATTATTGGTACTCTCTGGCGTTGTAGAGTAACTACAAATGGTACTTATGCTGATACTACTCTCAGAGTAGACATCATTGCTAAGAGGTAATCAATGGCTGATTTATCAGTAATAGATTTTTTATTTAAAGGAAAACAATTAGCTCAATTAAGACCAGCTAACACTACAGCAGTTACTATTTATAAACCAGCTACACATTATGTAGCTAAAATAACTAAAATAATTGTTTGTAATACTTCAGGAGCAAATAGAAAATTTAGAATATTCCATGATATAAATGGAACAACATATGATGAAACTACAGCATTAGAATGGGATGAATTAGTTCTAACAGATAGCTCTGTACATGTTGAAGATATTATTTGGATGATAGGAGCCGATGCAGGAAATATTGCTGTAAGAACAAATTCAGGAAATGGTCTTACCTTTACTGTTTATGGGAATGAATTTAAGGTATAATTAATATATGACAGACTTAAAAACATTAACTAATAAAATCCTTGAAGATGTTGGTGAACCAACTGTATCTGATGTTACAAGTACTAAAGGTATCCAGACAGTTTGTGTTAATGGTATTCAGTCTACTCTAGATGAAATGATGCAGAAGGGTAGGAGATGGCCTTTCTTGTACACTCAACAATCTCAAGCTTTGACTGCTGGTACTAGAAAATATTCTGCTCCATCAGGATTTATGGATTTAGATTGGGAGTCAATGATTCTGAAAGCAGAAAATATTATTACTAATGGAACCTTTGTTTCTAATGTAAATTCTTGGACTGATAGTTCTACTGGTACTGGTTCTTTAGCTCACACATCTACTGGTAACGGCAGGGCTAGATTATCTGCTGGTTCTTCTGGTGTTGCAATTATGACACAGAGTTTGACTTGTACTGTTAGTAGAAAGTATGTAGTTAATGTAAGGATTTTTTCAGGAGCTATTGATTTAAGAATTGGTACTTCTTCTGCAGGTGCAGAAACATTAACTCAAACTTTAACTATTGATAATTTAGGAGATGGACAGTTCTTTACAGTACCCTTTACTGCTACAGCACAAACACATCATATTACTTTCCAACATTCAACTAATGCAAATTATTATGTAGACTTTGTAGAAATAAGAGAAGATATGGAAGTTGTTAATTTAAGAGAGATTAAGTATGAAGAATATAAGAGAGTTTATGCTAAAACAGATGAATTACCTCAAGTCTCTAGTTTAGGAAGACCAAGTAGAGTTTACTTTACTCCTAATGATGAAATAGCTTTCTCACCAGTTCCAGATAAAAGTTCTTATATTGTAGAGTTTGACTCTTGGATTGAACCAACAGAGATTAGTGCTAATACTGATGCTCTAATAACACCTGATGATTATGATTGGGTATTAGAAGCTGGCGCTAAAAGGCATATAGCTAGACGTAGGGGAGACAGAGATGCCCTTAGAGGTTATAAGGAGATATTTGATGAGGGTCTTGATCTAATGATCAATGACTTAATCGGGGAGTTCCCTGAGTACGCTACTGCAGTCTAACTTATGGCAATAGATAGCTTACGCTCACCTTTCATCTTCAACCTTGAAGCAGGTTTAATTCTAGATACAGGTGTATTTGGTGTTCCTCCAGGTGCTGCTATTCAATTAGTTAATTTTGAACCAGATATTAGTGGTGGTTATAGGAGAATTAATGGACATACTAAATGGAATTCAACTGCCCCTAATGGAACTGGTAAAGTTATTATGTCAGCCATCCTTGGTTCCCGTGTTATTGCTGCTAGAAATGCTACTATAAGTCACGCCACTACTACAAGTTCTTGGACAAATATTGTTACAAATAGAACTAGTGCTGGTAGATATGACCATCAGAGATTTAATTTTGGTTTAGGCGCTGGTCACTCTCTAGTATTTGTAGATGGTGTCAATGCAGCAGCTACTTGGGATGGTACAACTTATACACTTCTCAATGGAAGCATTGGTAGTGGCTCTGGTACAGCCCCAACAGCACCTGAGAAGGTAGAAATATTCAATGATCATATCTTCTTTCTTCAAGGTAGGACATTAACTTGGACAGCACCGTTTTCTACGAATGATTTTACTCCAGCTAATGGTGCTGGTCAGATTAATTTAGATTGTTCAGGTAATGGTTTAAAAGTATTTAGA